ACGGGAGTTTGGCTTGTCAGTTCTCCACAGAGTAGCGACCGTCATATCATCGTATAAGTCTAACTTGATCATCCGGCCTGCCATTGTATCCTCCTACTTGATAAACCGGTAAAGAACTCCAAGTGCCACCCCGAAGAACGAGATGACACCGATGATGATTGACATTTCAATCAGGTGAGTGATAAGATACTCCATTAGATTTCCTCTTGTGTTCTTTCAGTCTGCCACTCTTCGTGGTAACGATCGCTAGCGATCTCCAGATCAGAGTAGAAGTCATAGATCGAATCAATGAGTTTGCTCTTGTCATCCTTGAGCAACGGCATCTGATCGATAAGAACCTCGATCTCATCCAGCTTGTTATCGATCCGGGTGATCAGGTCGTGTACGATTGAGTCTGACATTTGCATATTTTCCTATTCAGCGGATGGAGTGAAATCGTCGATCGACTTTTCGATCTTCGAGTACATCTGGTAGGTGAGACTAGCGAGTTCACGCTTGACGTTACGTGGAAGCTCCAGGCGAGCGATCAGCTCATCGATGTTATCGAGGTGAGCATCGATGTTTTCGAGAGCACGGACGTTTGGGTGGATACGCTTGAACATGTTGTTTCTCCGTTAATCAGCTTATATGTATAATATAATCATCCTGACGAAAAAGTACATAGCTATTCGCAATTATTTTAAATCTTTTATGGGGGTGTTACATTTCAGTAACAGCTACTTCAATACGTATTCCAAGGCATTCTGTGCCTCTGACTCCATGTCACGTTTCTCATAGAGGTTGGTATTGACTGCATCAAACTCACGGCAGAGCTCAGCGATCTCATCTGAAGTGATGTTGTATCCTGCTTCCACTGCGTTACCTGCGATGGCAACCATGATGGCATACATCTTACGGAACCGACCTGAGCCATCGATGTGGGCCATGGCGGTAAACTCATTGGCCAGAGTCTTAGGCCAGAACCTACAGTCCTTGTATCCAGTCCACGTGACCGTGTTGTCCAGTTGATTCCTACGATAGTTGATTACCTCTTTCTGCAGAGACTTAGGAAGGGTATCCAGAAACTTCTTTTTACGGTTGCCTTCGATATATGGGAACCGCTGCATCAGATCAAAAGGATTGATGTGCTTACCTTCATTCTTAAAGATGAAGTTATGAGCATCAGGATACTTAGCCGGTACGTAGTACATGCGAGACAGGTCTTTGGTCTGTGCATCTGCTGTATCGGATACCAGTGCATTGATGGCATGCCAGAAGGCTTTGATCTTATCTGATGGAACCACCTCTGTCAAAGGAAAAACCACCCTGAACTTAGGATGGTATTCTGTAGACGAAGCTGTGGAGTAGCAGACATAGTGATAGGGTTTGAGATGCTCTAGGACATCATCCATAGTGCCATCGTACTCATCAATATCAACACAACACCAACGACCCCAGCCCAAAACATTATCGTTAGCACGAGTCGTATCGGATCGGAAGATAGCAGGGCTAATAAGAGGAGAAGAATTACTTCCACCTTTGTGTCCTTCCTGAGTAGCCAACGTGAAGAGCAGCGTTTGCAGCCGCTCCCACGTATCGAAGTCCATCCGTTTGGATGTCTTGTTGTCATAGATATTTTTGAATAGAGTCAGAGAGTACATTATTCCATTACCGGCCAGCCGTTGGCTGCAAATGTCCTGCCGTCGGTCATTGTCCGGACTCCGGTTTCCTTGTTAATCTTACGAACGATGTCACGGCCTTGAAGGGACCAGTTACCATCAGGCTCGACTACCTTGTACATACCGTTGAGCCCACCGTACAGGCGACTCTGGTATCGCTTAACAAACGGATTGAAGTTGGACTGTACGATTGTACGTGTCTTGGTCTCTTCATCCATGATTGAGTATGCCATATCGATCGGACCCTGCATGACGTTACCGCTAGTGGCGTTGCTGACTCGCTTTCCACCTGGAGTGTAGGCGCCGTGGTCGTTGACCTTGAACTGCTTTTCATTGAAGCGATTCAAGGCATTCTCATATCCACCACGTGATGAGTAGCCCTTGTCAATCTCCTCACCATCCTGATCTACATACATGATGTAGAACTTAGGCGGCTTGGAGCCGCGCTTGGCACGTGGCTTCTTTTCATTTGCCATGTTCTTTTTGATCGATGCGCGTGTTGGAACTTTTCTAGCCATGATGTTCTCCTGTTAATAACTTTGCCATACTACCACAGATTCCTGAGATTGTACATAACTTTTAGCTAAAGCTTTATGCAAAGAAATCCTCCAAGGTAACACGGTGCTCCGGTTCCCAGCCAACTGCGTCAAGGATGATCTTAAGTGGTTCAATGAATGTCTTCTCAAACTGCTTGTCATAGTCAACATATTTATCTAAATGAAACTCTTTAGGCAGCGCCATAGGATATGAGATGACGTTCTCCTTGATCGGGTTAGGCATCTTCAGGTAAGTGAACTTGATCTTCTCACCGTTCTTGATAGACTCATACTTCTTCTGTAGGCCAGAAGACTCGAGCATGTTGTTGTACATGATAGAACCACGGACATGGATAGGACACCCTTTCTTGTACACAGTCTCTGGATGCTTCCATTCGGATATCTTGCTTACGCCGCGAGGGAAGGATACGTCTTCAGGAGGCAGGTTAAAGAACTCATCCTTGAATCCCGCGATATAGTCCTGAACATCAGACTCGGTACCGGCCATGATGATCTTAAATGCCTTCTTAAACGCATCGCGGACCTTCTGCGGAGTGGAGGACTTGATGGCCTCAATACCCATGATCTTCATCTTAGGCTCAGCGTATCGGATACCTTCATTGTCAAGAACGTTGAGGATGTATCTCTTCTTAGCAGTCCATACACCGCGATCGGCAATGACCTCACGGTCCATGTCCATGCGGTTTTCCTTGCAGCCCATATACTCATGGAGCTTTTGATATGACTTTGCCAGCATTTTCTGAAAGAACTTTGAGTGCTTAGATAAGAAGTCAAGGGGGTCTTCATCCTTGCCCTTATACTTTTGTACTAAGTCATTCATGTCTACGTACAGCGAATCAGTGTCCATGGCAATGACATAGTCTTTATCTGTACCAAGAGTACCTAAGGCTGTCTGCATCTCTGTGTTCATTGTACGTTCTGCCCACTTTATGCAGAGCTGGCCGTTATAGGTGATGGCCTCGGCGATACGCTGGTCAAAGTAGTTGAACCACCGGTTACCAAGTGCGCCATACAAGGAGTTGAGCAGAATCTTAATGGCCATCTGCTGGTTTTCTAGATGCTCAATCTCTTTCTGAATCGAGTAGGAGTCGGAGTCCTGCTGTCGCTGCTTGGCTTCAATCATCTGTGCCTTGATGACTTTCCGCTCGGCGTAGTAGTCTTTTACGATGTTAGGTAGGAATCCTGTCTTATCAGTCCTAAACATCACACCGTTGGCAGAAGTACTGCACGATCCATCTGTGTCCACACGGATGCCATCTAAACATTTTTCCACAGATACATTGGAGTTGAAAGAATCTGCAATAGTTTCAGGCGACATGTTCCATTGGATAATGATGTTTGGGTACAGTGAAGCAAGGTCAAAGGATACTACCCAATCATACATTCCGGGCTTAGGTTCCTTTACATAGGCGCCGGGATATGGAGTCTTGTTCTTATCTTTCTTCAAAGGAGGCACGATCTTTTTTGAAATCAAGTCACGGTAGATGATTGACTCCCATATTCCAACAGTGCCAAACGTATCCGAGAAGTTACAGCCAGCTTTGTACGCCATGGTCATTGCCAGAGTAACCAGTCCCAGCTTATCTTCTAGACTGTCAACGAGTTCTACGTCTTTAATGTTGTACTCAATGAACTTCTGGAAGTCATACTTGTAGAGAGAGTGCAGTGACCCGTACTCTTCATAGGAAAGCTTCTTTTCACCTAGTACTACATGAGCGATATGGTCAAGCTTGTATGATTCTTGAGCGCCGTAGGTGTAACCAAACTTCTGGAACAGGTCAAGGTAGTCCATCTGCTGGATGCCAGTGATCTCATACGCAACGAGCTCACGGTTGTTCTTCATGACCTTACGTTCACGGATATGATTCCATGGCGACATGGACTTGGCCCGATCCTCACCTAGCACCTTAGTGATGCGATTGATCAGGTAAGGGATATCAAAGAACGTAGTGTTCCAGCCTGTTACAACGTCAGGGCAGGTAGAAGGATTAGACCAGTGAGCAAGAAAGCGAAGAAGTAGTTCACGTTCATCCTCGCACTTCTCATAGACGACATTGTTTTTAGCAGGGTGATAGTCACCCATGCCCCAAACATAGTAAAGCTCATTAATATTATTCTTGACGGTGATAGCAATGACGGGATAACTGGCAGCATCTGGTTCAGGGAATCCGTCGTCGGAAGCCACCTCAATATCGATTGTGGTCGCGTTGATGCTTTCACGGTCAAATTTAATCGTGCCAGGATATACGTCATGTATGTACTGAGTAACATGGTTTGTATTGCCCACCACCTCAAAATGATCGACACCCTTGTATCGATCGAGAAACTCCCTGGCTTCTTTGCCTGAGTTGAACGTGATAGGCGCGACTGGTTCTCCACTGAGAGACCTCCATTCGGTAGGGTTCTTGGTTGGTGCAAAGTATGTCGGCTTGAACTTGACTCGTTCTTGAATACGCTGGCCGTCATTGTAGCCGCGGACGAGGATAGAGTTACCAAGCCGGTTGACAGATGTATAGAATTTCATTCATAGCCCTTTCTAATCAGGGTACCATTATACAATATATTGATAGGAATGTAAATAGAAAAAGGGGACCGAAGTCCCCTTTTAATTACTGATATGTACGTGCGTCCAGCCAGTGTCTACCACTGATCTGGTACGGCGCCTGGTTATACATGATCTTCTGTTGGCGTGCTTCGAAGTCTGCAAGATCGATCGAGTCGGAAAGGTATCTTTCTTCCTCAGTCATTGCGGCTCGTTGAGCTCGTTTAGCAAACCAAGATTTAGCGGATTTTAGTAATGACTGCATCGTATCCATCCTTTCTCAACATGTCAACTAATTCACCGGTAGGCATACCAGTGTTGTATTCGCGTTGGATGTAACTCGCTACACCATAGTAAGCAGAGTTCATTCTGGATTCGATGAGTCCGTTACCCACCTTCCGTAAGAAGTTCAGCATTGTTTGTTACCTCGCTGTTATTGTTAATTGCAATTTTGCGAGGCTTCTTCTCTTCGGGCAGAACGACTTCTAAATGAATTGCTAGAATACCGTTCTCCAGAGAAGCTCCTGTAACTTGTGTATATTCAGACAGTCTAAAGGACCGATGGAACTTACGGGTGGAGATACCTTTGTGAACGAAGGTCAGACCACGTGGGGTATGATCTCCATTGACGTGCAGTACGCCATCTTTTAATTCTACCGAAAGCTCTTCTTCCTTGAAACCCGCAGTCGCGATTTCGATACGATACTTCATATCTTCATCTTTAATAATATTGTGCGGAGGATAATGGTCTGTAGCGTGCTTGGACATTTCTTCAAGTTCGTTGAAGATATGGTCAAAACCTACGAATGCGGCACGAGGAAAGCGAGCGAACTTTTGATTATTTGTCATCTGAATTCTCCTAATTAAAGCAAGAAATATGGACCCATGATTGGCATCCAATAATATTTATAGATATTACCTTTTCACTCAATGAAAAGATAAGTTCATTATAGGTGAAAGTGCCACCTATTATTAACGCCCGATGTTATATTTCGGGCAGAGCTCCCATTCATCTTTCTCTTTGAATGGAAGAACTTTGATCTGACGAAGTGGAGCTACATCTTTTACCGCTTCTTTCTTAACGATAGTCAATAGACCCCAGTCAGATAATAGAGTTGCAATGGTGTTCCGTCTTTGAATATCTGATAGTTCAAGAGTAGACTTGTTACCATCCAACAAAAACAATTCTTTGAAGTGCGTGATAAAGTATCGGCCTTGCTTATGCAGTATATGACACGACTGATAAAGCTTCTTGTCTTTACGAGATGCAATGCCGATACGAGTGAGTGTCTCTTTAACCTTCAGGAAATCATCTGGCTCGTTGAGAGTGACTTCGAGCATGTCCTGAGGCGACCATTCAACCGGAGCGTTTTCCTTTTCTTCCACCATGATCCACCTTCTGTTTAATTATGTTTATTTGTTCAGCAGAAAGTAGTGAAAGAGCAGAACGAGTTTTCTCATTGCTATACCCATAATATTCTTTCACCGCTTCAAAATCACCGTCGTGCTTTACTTTGTTCCATTTGGAAAAGCGCTTAGGATTCTTTCTAATAGTATTTATAAAAAAGTCGTTTTGAAGCTTATTATCAAGGTGATGGTTGATGTTCATCTCATTAGCCAGAAGTACAGTGTCTGGAAAGTAGGAAAAGCTACGGTTAATCATATAGGGAAGATATGACTTTTCATCCAAGTCATCCCTAATGATATCCTGCTTGTTATTGATTGCCTTTACGAACTCAAACGGACTCACTGGACACTCTCCTTCTCAGGTCAGATGAAGAGAACCTGTGGTCTCTCTTGTTATAGTGCAGCTCAATACCTCGCTTAGCGCAGATCGTCCGGCCAGTGAACTCAGTGTCCTTGTACTCCTCACCTAGGATTCGAACACTGATAGGAAACATGTTAAAGATATCCTCCAGGTCCTGCTCAGTCTGGTACGGCACAATCTCATCTACATAGTTGATGGCTGAAAGTTGAATGTAACGTTCTACTAGAGTCTGAACAGGCTTGTTCTTTGAAGGGCGATCGATAGTCGGGTCAGTCTGAAGTCCTACAATCAAGTAGTCACATACAGTCTTCGCTTCACGTAACATCATAACATGACCAGCATGGAGCAGGTCAAATGTACTGCATGTAAATCCTACTTTCATAACGCAGAATCCAAGTGGCCAATATACTCTTCTAGGATAGCTTTTGTATATTCCTCGGTGTTAATGTTAGGGTTGATATGAGTATGGCCATAGAAAAGTTGTGGGACAGTCTTCAATCCTTGATCAAGAACAATAAAAGCTCGAGCAGTATCATCCTCTCGAATGTTTTTTGTAATATACTTGTAACCCCAAT